AAGTCTTTTGTAGATGATACTTTTTTCTGATTATCTCCTAATTCTCCTTGGAGAGTTCCATCAAGTCTTGATATTTTATTTGACTCTGCCATCTTACACTCCCATCAACGCACCACCATTGAAATTAAAAACTCCAGTACATCTTCTTGTTCTCATTTCGTATGAGTCGTAGTTTTTAATTATAAAATGAAAGGTCAATCCCAGCACAAAAGATTGATTAACATTATTGTCATCTATATATGGTAATGATTCTGGGTTTATGGTAAACCTAAACGAATCGTTTGCATTTAGATATATTAAACTTTGTGCATCATCAGTACTATAAAAATTTGGATTTGCTAAACTTACTATATTTCTGTTACCAATACCTTTTCTATCATTCTCATTTATTCTATTTGTCAAATTTGTATTTATTCCAGAGTTTCCTAAGTTGTAGGAATCTTGTCCACTAATTTGTACTAAAAGTGATGGTGTTCTTTCTAAACCACTAATCTGATTGGTCTGATTCCAACCATCTATTACATTGTTTATGTTACCATTTAAGTATGTGTGAGGAGTTTGAGAATGACTTGAAGTAAAACTATTTCCTCTTCCGATTATAAAACCAGACTTACCACTATTGTTCTTAATTGATGAATTTGTTGCTCTTAGTGCAGTAAACCTTAATATGGTTAGAAATTTGTTCTCAACTGATTCATCGGGTATGTTATCTAAAGCTCTTGGCATATTAAGTATATCATCGTCATAGAAAAATTGTGGAATTGTAAATTGTGGTGTTTCAGAAATGTTTAAATCCAAATCAAAAAGTATATTGTCATTATCTTGTATTGAGATATTATCTCCACCTAACCAATCTGGATAATTTGTTGGAAAAAGTCCCTCGGATTCTTGACCACCCCCACCTTCAATATTAGTTGCTTCAAAAGATGCAATCTGAGTTACTGGAGTGTTTGCTGGAGTATTGTTATTTATCTGTGTTACATAAGCATTAAAAGAAGAAATCAAAGTGTTCATTGAAGATATCGTTCCATCGGTTACTGCTTCTTGTGACAATGAGTTTTTCAATCCCTCTATCTGTAGTAAAATGGCATCTGAGAATACATCTAATGCTCCTCTTGCATTATTACTACTATTTTCAAATTGATTTCTTTCTGCTGTTAATTCTTGAATATTAGCATTAAGTGTATTTATTTGATTTTGTAAACCAATTCCTGCAATTATTTCTGCTTCTAATTCTGCTTGTGAACCAGAAAGTTGACTTTGTAGATTAGTTATAAACGAATCATCAGAATCCACCGTAGTGAATATAGCAGACTTTGTAAGAGTTTTTGGATTCTCATTATCCTCTACACCACCATCGTTTTTACCAGTAACTTCAAATACATAAACACTTTCTGATTCAAAAACTATAGTTAAATCTCCACCACCACCTGCTCCACTTCCTGCTGTAAAACCACCATCTGCTATACCCATATCTAAATCTTTTATTAATGTCCCCGTACTACTTTGTGCTATCGTACTATCATTTAATCCAACACCAGCATTATTTCCTGGTGTAATTTTATAAACTGTTAAGGTTCTTGATGTTACATTTCTCATATTAGCATTAAGAATAACTCGTCTTGCTATTCCAGTATCTGGGTCAGGGTCTCCGTCTTGATTTTCACCAGATAAATTTATGGTAGGAAGACCAGAGTCTGTAAACACTGGTTCTTGTGCCAATTGTGCTTGTAACTCTGCAACTTGACCCTCTAACGCTGCTTTGTCTATAATTAGTTGGTCGTTTTCTGCTGTCAATGCTGCATTGGAAGCACCTAACCCCTCGTTATCCGCATTTGCTGCATCAAGTAATGCTTGTAAATCATCTAAATCTATACCAAGAGTATCAAGTTGTGATTGTATACTTGAGATAAACTCTGGATTAAAAAGTGGTGTACCATCTCCAAAAGAATAAACATAATTATCACCAACACTATTATCTGGATTTTCAAAATTAGTTATTTCACCATAGTTTGTTTTACCTAATGTTGTCTGTAAAAATGCTTTTATTTGGTCGGTAGATGCTTGACCATTTAAAAAGTCTAATGCTTCTTGATATGGGTCTTTAGTTTCTGGTTGAGAAGTTGGTGGTACAAATTCAGAAAACTCAGAATCATATAGTTTCTCAAAACTTTCTTTTGTCAAATATTCTTTTAATTCTGGATTCTTATCAAATAATTTTGCACCAATTCTATTTCCTTGTCCACTAAAACTAAAAGGAATATTTAGACTAATGTTTAGACTTCCGAAATTTCTTAAGCCTCGTTTTTTCTTTTTTCTTGCCATAGTTTAATTAGTTTTTGTTAATCTTAAAAAAGAATCCGTCATCATATATGTCTATCAAACCATTTCTTTCAGTTTTTATAATTAACCTAAAGTATCTATTTGGTTGTAGACCATCTGTTCTTATATCAAAAAAACTACCAGTTGAGTCACATGATATTTTCGTGTATGATGTATCAAACGGAATTACAAAATCGTCTGTATGTGCGTCTTTTATTGCATAATAAGAAGATGTTGGTAAATAATTTGTATCTAAAGATTGTAAGGTAGTTGAATAACTTCTTGATGGATATCTTTCTCTTCCAACAATTCTAAATCTAACTCTTTCTCCATCAACATATTCTCTTCTTAGATTTTTAAAATATACTATCTTATCTTCTGCTTCTAACTCTGATAAACTTCCAGTTGAGAAACTTGAGTCATCCCATGCGAACTCCAATTTAGGTGGGAAGATTGTGTTTGTATCTTTTGAAAAGAATGATATTCTACCATGTTCTTGATTTGAAGACTCGTCTTCATCAGACCTCTTTATCATAAATCCATCATTTGGTCTTGAACCACTTAACCATCCTTTTACAATATCAGTAACATCCATTCTTAAATCAGTTTGTACACCATCAAAACTCTGAGATGCTGCTGAACTTGTATACCAAGTACCACCACCGATATTTTCATTGTATGAACCCGTTGTGTTTGATGCAAAACTAGCTGTTAACCAAGCATCACCACTATTGGTTGTTGTACTAAAACTTCTATTTGTCCAACTTACTCCGTTGAAGTTTTTAGGACTTTGTAATTTTCTTCCCACTCCATTTTGAAAAGATTGTGATAATGGATAAGCATAAATTTCATGTTCGTATGGTATACCAAACTCTTCAAAGGTATGTAGATTCAAATATGCTTTAAATCCCAATCCAATAGTACCATCAACTATTGAAGCTGAAACCGTAGATAAATCATATTTTTGTACAATACGAGAATTGAATTTTGCTGGTGTTGATGCTTTTGTTACTACTTTTTCTAATTCTAACGCTTGGTCAATACCAGTATTCATTGAAGCAGAAACTTCGTATAATGTTGCATCTTTTTCTGGAAAAATATGAATAATCATTATGTTACCACCCTACCTTGTATATCTGTGTTTGGAAATTTTACTTCAAATATAGACGGGTCAAGACTTGGATAAACTATGTTATCTCTTGTTGCCTCTTGAATATTATAGACATTTCCAGAGTAACTTGCATCTGTATCAAACTTATTCACAATTTCTAAAGTCGGTATATTAGAAACTCCTTCTGTTAAAAATAATTCTCTTTGTAATTCTGAAATCAAAATAGGTTGATTTATTTGCCACTTATCAATGTTAAAAAATTGTTTTATATTTTCTATACATCTTAACAAGACTACATTAGCATTTTCAGTAGGTATTGGAACTACATCAAAATTAACACCAATGTTTATTATAAAAGCATCTTTTATATTTACTGCATCTGTCATCATTCTAAATTGACCTAAATAGTTTTTTAAATTTTGTTTTATTGCAGTATTTACTTGAGTTAATTTTTTATCAGCAGTATATCCAAGTGTATATAAATTCATCGCTAAAGGATTGGAAATTCTATTAATTATTTTTTCATCGTCTTCTTTTTTTGCAAGAATTTCACTTTCATTTAATTGTTCATCTTGTACTATATATGCTTTTGTTACTGCACCTAATCTTGGTGGCATAGTATATGTTCTAATTATGTAATCTTCTTTAG